CTTCTGCGATCTCTTCGTCGGTCGGACGGTCGAGACGCAGGAACCGATAGGTCTCGCTCTTGAAGGTCGCGACCGCAATCGTCCAAAGCCGGGCGCCGCGCCGCAGTTTGCGTCCCGCTTCGGTCACATCCACGAAGGTCGGACCGACCACCGGTGCTGCCCGATTGAAGCCATCGACACCCTTAACCGGGGCGACCTGCGCGTGGCCGACTTTGCGCGCCCAAGCGTAAACCGCGGGCGACTCGTAGCCGGTGTCGACCGCAAGCTTTGCCAGACCAAGCCGTGCGCCGTGCGCGTGCGGCCAGGTGCGATCCAGCAAGTGGGTCAGCTCGTCCCAGCTCTCCGAGCGATCGGGCCCGCCGTCGATGACGAGATGCTCGATCAGCCAGCTTTCGAGGCCGCGGCCCCATGCCCAGACGTCGACCTCGATCCGGTCCTTCTGAACGTCGGCACCCGCGGTGAGGAATAAGCCGCGCGACGGCACTATCCCGATCTGCCATGCCTCACGACAGTCGTAGAGCCGCTGCCAGTCGGGCGCCTCGCCGGTCTCGATCCAGGTCTCGCCGAGGACGCCGTTCTTGAAGCTGCGCTTGGCCTCATCGGTCGCCTGAGCTGCCTCCCACATGCGCCCGATGTCGGCCCACGAGAACCAGCCGACCGGCGAATAGATGGCCGACAAATGAAAGCCGATCGTGCCGGGATCGGCAGCTTCCGCAGTCGGCTGCCATTCACCGGCTGCAAGCATCGCCGTCTTGTGATGCTCTTCGATCGCCGCATCACAGGCCTCGCATTGGTAGTGCGCAGTCTCGGGTTTTCCTTTCTCCCACCGCAGCCGCTCGAAGCGCAGCCATTGCAGCACCCCGCAATGCGGACACGGCACAAAGTACCGACGTTGGTCGGATGCCTCGTACTCGCGTTCGATCCGCGAGAACCCATGGATCGTCGGCGTCGAGGTCAGGAATGTCTTCGCCCGCCACGAGAACGTGCGCGTGCGCGCCTCGGCGAGCGCGACCGGATCGCCCTCTTCGTCGGCGGACGGCGGGTAGGCATCGACCTCGTCGAGAAACAGGTAGCGCGCCGGCATGGAGCGCAGGCCCACCGCGCTGTTCGCGCCAGTAATGACCAGCAAACCCGCCGGAAACTCCTTGGACAGGACCGTGTTGCCGGCATCGCGCGATCGAGCGGGCTTCACGCGCTCGCGTAGAGACGGACATTCCTCGACCAGCGGATCGATGCGTTGGCGCGAGAACCGCTTGGCAAGCTCGACGGTCGGCTGCACCGCGAGCATCGGCCCCGGCGCATGATGGATGACGTAGCCGATCCAGTTGTTGCCGGATTCGGTCGCGCCGACCTGCGCCGCCTTCATGAACACCACGCGCCGCGCCGGGTGTGCCGGCGAGAGCGCATCCATGATGGCTCGCATGTAGGGCGTGCGATCGGTCCGATACCGTCCGGGCTCGGCAGAAGCCCGTGGACTCAAGACCCGATGTCGATCCGCCCATTCCGAAACCGTCAGCGCCGGATCGGGCGTAAGCCCATCACGCCATGCCTGGATAAGATCGTCCGCGCCATCGAAGCCGAAGCCATCATCGGAACTCGGGCCGGATGGCGGCGAGTTCGGCAAGGTGGCCGCGAACATGCGTCTCCAGAAGCTTTTGCATGCGGTGCGCTCCGATCTCGACCGGCTGGCCGATCATTTCGCCGCACGAAGCCGACAGTTCGGATGCCATCAATGCCGCGATCCGCGCCGGCCAGTTCGCCCAGGCATCGCGTTCCTCGCGGGCCAGCCGAAATACGAGCGCGGTCGCGCGCGCCCGATCGACGAGCTCGCCGCGTCGTTCCTGCAGCTTCAAACGGGCGAGATGTGCCTTTGCGATCTCATGCGCGGTGCGCGCCTGTACGAAGGTAACGTTGCCGCCCGCGGGCAGCCCCTGCTCCTTGAGCGTCTCGCGCACCGAGCCGACCGCGGCCTCCGCAACCGGCTTGAGTTTCGCGGCGTCGGGCCTGGGCTTGGCTTTCGATTTTGCACGGGCTGGATCGGTCGAACGCTCCCATGCCGCATCCGCCTTCGCCGGATCGATGCTGCCGTCCGGCTCTTGCGGAACGCGGCCCTGTTTGATCGCACGCAGGACGGCCACATGGCTGACGCCCCGCTGCCGGGCATAAGCGCGAATGGACAATCCCATGGCGAGGCCAAGCCCAGAAAGCAATCAACTGATCCGATTATCCGCTTGGCTCAGGGCCAAAGCAGCGCATCTATGGGCGCCATCGATCTTTCGGGGACGCCATCATGGAGGACTGGACCGGACTCACGCCTGCCGAGATTCGCGCCCGCGTTGCCGCGGCGCGTGAACCCACGCTGCGGAAATTTCTTGCCAACTGCGGGGCGACCGTGCTCCCCGGCGAAACGCTCGAACTGGCCGTCAGGCGCGTGCAACTGGTGCTATTCGGCGCGATCCGTCATGCCGCAGAGACCGCCCGACCTGGCGAAACCTTCCAACAATCCATGGATCGCGTGCTGTCGCGCAAGCGCTGACCGAGCGTGCGCAACCTTACAGTCGTGCCCCGCTCCGATGCGGGGCTTGGGGCAGTAGAAGGGTCGCGATGGTCGCGGCTCGACTACGCGAGGAGCCCCATCATGGCGCTTTCCGATACGCAACTCGTCGTTCTTTCCGCTGCGTGCCAGCGGCCCGATCGATCGGTCTATCCGCTCACCACCAAGCTACCCGGCGGCGCAGCCGCGAAGGTGCTCGGCAGCCTGCTCAACAAGAACCTCATCAAGGAGGTGCAAGCCAAGCGCGAGGACACTGTTTGGCGCGAGGATAAGAAGCGCGGACGGCTGACGCTGCGCGCAACGCCAGCGGCCCTCAAGGCGCTCGGCATCGACGAAGCCTCCGACGAAAGCGAAACCGAGACGACGGCGGACGCCGAAGCGAAGCCCGCCCGGGCCGGCAAGTCCGGAAAGAGCAAGGCACGCGGCACGCGCGCGGACAGCAAGCAAGCCAAGCTGATCGAGATGCTCAAGACTCCGAAGGGCGCAACCATCGACGAAATCGTCAAGGCACTCGATTGGCAGCCTCACACCGTGCGCGGCGCAATTGCCGGCGCGCTCAAGAAGAAGCTCGGCCTCAACGTCACCTCGGAGAAGATCGAGGGCCGTGGGCGAGTCTACCGCATCCCTGGCTAGAGAGCCTGCATCCGACACAGCGCCGCCGGGTTTCACGATCCGGCGGCGCTTTGCCGTTCAAGTCTCAGTCGCCAGTTCTCGAACGCGCGGCGCACGCAATAGGATCGCAGCAGCGAGACGCCGGTGAACACCGTGCCGAGCGCAAGATTTTCCCCGAGTGTTGGCCACAGCCCGAACATTGGAAACACGGCGATCTGCGTCATGACTGCCAGCACGTATCCGATCACGACATTCGCCACAGCCTCCAGCAGTGACATGCGGCGACTTTGCATCATGCCGCGATCCGCTCCGCCCGAAGCGTCTCAAAGGTGCTGTCGCTGCCGGCGAGCGTCGCCGTGATCCCAAAGTGGCGCTGGAAGCGCTCGATGATGACGTCGCAGTAGCGCGGGTCGATCTCCATGGCGTGGCAGACCCGGCCGATGGATTCGGCCGCCATCAATGTCGATCCCGATCCGGCGAACGGCTCATAGATGGCGTCGCCCCTGGTGCTGTTGTTGATCATCGGCCGACGCATGCATTCGACCGGCTTCTGCGTGCCGTGGACGGTCGCCTCGTCCTCTTCGGCGCCGGCGCCGATCGCCCACAGCGTCGTCTGATCGCGGGCGCCCTGCCAGTGCGCGTCGTTGCGCACCGCATAGAAGCAGGGCTCGTGCTGCCAATGATAATCGCCGCGACCCAGCACGAGCCGAGGCTTGGCCCAGATGATCTGCGCCCGAATCTTGAAGTCGCAGGCCTCCAGGCTTTCCGCCACGGTGCGCGACCGGACACCGGAGTGCCAGACATAAGCCGCGTCGCCTGGAAACAGCGCCCACGCCTCCCGCCAGTCGGCGCGGTCGTCGTTGCTGACCTTGCCGGTGCGCGCAGTCGCGGAGACGCCAGCCTCATTGCGCCAGTTCGGATCGTACTCGACGCCGTAAGGCGGGTCCGTCACCATCAGATGCGGACGCTTGCTGTCGAGCAACCGCTCGACATCGGTCGCGACGGTCGCGTCGCCGCAGAGCAGGCGGTGG